TAATCACTCTGTTCCACCCAATGATGAAACCCAAATATGCGGTCGCAGCCTCAGCCGTCCTATGTGCTGTTGGCTATCATTATTGGAGGAGCGGGGACATGCGTCGCGTGCTGTCCTCACTCGCGCAAAAGTGTTCCCGTGAGCCGGATATTGCATCCGATGTGTCCAGGAACGCTTTTGTGCAAACCATGTTGTTGCCCCCAAAACCCATTGTGGGGCACACCCATCCCACTGCTGCGGCGCTGCGGACTTCGGCCACGAACTTCGCGCGCGTGATGTCTGCCGCCATTGGCGGCAGACTATACTCCCTTTCAATGTCCCGGTCTGACCAACGGAAGAACATTGCTGGGGAGCGCCAGTGGTATTGGGCCAAGGATGTCAATGCTTCAAACAGTAATGACCCGCCAACGCGCCATGACCTGCATTACATGTGTGATGTAGATTATTACAAGGACATGCCACGTTTCCTCTGCGAGCACTGCAAACCAGTCTTACTGTATACTGTGGTTCCGGAGGATGCTGCTTGTTCAGGCATCGACGACACGAGCTTCATGTTCGATGTCGGAAATGTTCTGGACACTGTCGTTCTGGGAGGGGGGCATTATAGACACCAGCTGTGGGATTATGGCATGGACAGCGTTCTGTCCGTTGCCACCTTCCTCGGCATACCGTATCGCGCGGTAGTCTATTCCGTGGAGAGGCGTCGGGTCGGGTATAGCAGGCAACTTGTGTTGCTCGCTCCGATCCGTGTATTCGACCACGTTGGAGCAATCCTGGCTCGGTTTCTTTTGGAGTCGAAAATGATCAAGCGTTTCCTTCCGGTTGTTGAAATTGGTGGAGTGCACTACACTCGTTTCAAGGTCCAGCGGCCTGATGGCATGCATGTCACTACGGCCCGCGCTGGCACATATCTGAGTGCGACGACGTCCTGTCAAACGGATGATGCCATTGCGGCCGTTTCTCGTTTGTGCACCACCAACCTTCCGTTACCTACGGTTGTGAGTTGGTTGGGCCAGGACAGCCGCCCTCAGGCAGCACTCCTTACGGAGTACTTCCGCATTGCATTGCCCCGCAAGATTCCCACAGTCTTTCCTGTGGAGCATGCGGTGCGTGCGTATGCGTATGAGCCCGAGACCTATGACCCGTCGGAACGTCCAAAGCTCGAAGCGTTTATGACGCCTCTTGTGCATGGAGCGTTTTGTCCCGTTCCCAACGCTGCTGCTGAGCGGGCGTGTGTGGAAGGGAGGATCAATAGACTACGGAAACCAGAGCCGCGGCCCAACAACTTCGTGTTCTCTTGCATGCAGGAGTTCGCGGAGTTGGTTGTTGGGGAAGCGGTACTTGCTCCTGTTGAAGTTGAAACAGTTGAGTCGAAACAAACCAGGCCTGCCCAGAAGTTGTCTCTTAAGATGGCGTACATTGCTGGACCATTTGCAGCGCTTTCGCGGCGTCTCAAGTGCTTTATCAAATCTGAAGCATATTCAGATGTTAAAGACCCGCGGAATATCAGCACCTACAATGATGTTGATAAGCTCACTATGGCCCAATTTGCACTGGCGTTGTCAGACCACCTCAAGCAGTTTTCCTGGTACGGGCCAGGCAAAACACCTAGTGAAATTGCCTCGCGTGTCGCCGATATCGCGCAGACTGCCCAGTCGTTCGTGAACGTGTCTGACCTCCACCGTATGGATGGTACTGTGACTGAGACCCTTCGACTGGTTGACCGTATGGTCTTTATGAAGGCCTTTAAAGACCACGGCTCGGAACTGAATGAACTTTTAAACCGGAATTTCGGAAACATAGGAATATTGCCCCATGGAACGAGATTCGAGCAAGGACCTTCGCATGGCTCTGGATGCTCTGCTACAAGCACGTCGCAAACTCTGCGCACTGCGTTCTTGGCCTACTTGGCGTACAGACACACAGTTGTGGACGGAGGGCGACATCCAACTCCAGAAGAAGCTTTCGGGAAAATCGGAATACACTTTGGTGACGATGGCCTCGATGCTGACCTCCCCGTACGAGCTCACCTCTGGGCTGCGGGAAAAGTTGGACTTATTCTTGAAGCAGATGTGGTACATAGAGGGAACCCAGGGATCACATTCCTGGCTCGCTTGTATTCACCAGCAGTCTGGTTCGGCGATGTTAACAGTATGTGTGACGTCCGCCGACAGCTCTCCAAGTTCCACACATGTGTTCGCCTACCTCCTGGCGTACCACATGAGTGCAAGCTGGTGGAAAAAGCTTATGGATATGTCGCAACTGACGCCAACACACCGGTCATTGGCCAATTGTGTCGTCGCGCCGTGGAACTCTGTCCCGCAGGTCTCAGACGCACAGAACTTGGCCTCTGCCATTGGTGGGCTAAGTTTGACCAACATGCCCAATTCCCTAACGAAAATGCTGACGGCTGGATGGACGCTGAGTTTGATCGCGTCTTTCCAGAATTTGACCGTGGCATCTTCAACGATTGGCTGCATACCACCCAATCAATTGAAGACTTGTTGGGGCCCCCTCTCTGTACTGAGACCCGGCCGCCAGCTCCAGCAATCGTTGCGGTTGTTGTTGATGGTGATGTGCAGCCGGCACGCAGCACATCGAGCGGCGCCGATCATCCATCCGGCCGTGGCCAAGAGGAACCGGAAGAGAGAAATCAAGCGTCTCGCCAAAGAAATGGCGGAGAGGGACGAAAACGCGGTAAGCGCCGCCCTCGCAAC